CCACAGCCTGCATGAACTCGTCTGTGAAGCGGATGGAGATGTTGGCACCCGTCACCTTCTTCAGGTCACGCTTGATGTCAATGAAGGTCTCGATCTCGGGATGGCGACAGTCGATTGTGAGCATGAGGGCGCCGCGACGGCCACCCTGGGCAACCTCACGGGTGGAGTTGCTGAACCGCTCCATGAAGACACCGATGCCGTCGGTGGTGCGCGCGGCGTTGGTGGTAGGCTGGCCCTTTGGGCGAATGTTTGACACATCCATGCCTACGCCGCCGCGGCGCTTCATGATCTGGACCTGTTCTTGATCGGAAAAGAGGATGCCACCATAGGAGTCGTGAGGCTGGTCGATAACGAAGCAATTTGACAGAGACTGCAGCTGGTATGGATTACCGATGCCTGAGAAGGGCGAACCCTGGGGTACTACCTGCTTAAAACCATCCAGCAGCTTGAAGATCTCGTCTTCAGGCATGGGATTTGGGTACTTTGCCTCGATTCTGGCAAACTCAGAAGCAAGTCGACGAAACGTATCCGTCGGCAATGCCTCTAGACGATCACCATTGACGTCGCGCAAAGCGTACTTATTAAAAACGTCAGCGGCGAGTTCGTCTCCGCCGAAATACTCAACAACTCGTTCATTCACAGACATGATATGACTCCAATCTTACAATATACGTTTATTACTTTGCGTTAACTTCGTCCCACTTCTCCTTGAGAAGCTTCTTCATGCTGTGACCGTCTGACTTCATTGCGTCGTCTAGCGTCATCTCATTCGTATCCATGAGTCTGAACTTAGACATTGCGGTGTCAATAGTCATTGGGAACAGCATACCGTCACGACCTGCGCGATTCTTAGCGACAAAGATACGGCCTGCGCCCGTCGCCTTCTCATTCGGCTTTCGTGAGATTGAGAGCACCACGTCGGCTACCATTGCCTTTCCGTATGCCTCGCTCATGTTCTCGAGCCCGACGATTTCCGAGTTAGATGCCTCGCGGTTGGCCTGTGACGCTGTCCAGATGGGAACATTAAGATCCATTGCAAGATTTCGAAGCTCCTCGTACACCAACTTCAGCTCGTGTCGTAGAGAGTCAAACCTCCTAGAGGACTTCATGATGTCTGCATAATCGATGATGATGACGCTTGGCACGAAGGACTTCAAGAGCAACTTCTCTATGTGATTCCTGATTGTCTGAACAGACGGAGTACCCGTCGGGTATTCCTTAATTATCAGTCGACCGAGCGAGTTTTGCTTGTAGAAGTCAAGAACTTCTTCTTTCCTGTCAATGACATCGCTGCTTGGAATCTCGCAGAGGTTGGAATCATATCTAAGTCCGACTGCTGTCTCAGAAAGTTCGAAGGTGTAATGAACCACATTTTTACCGACACGAAGCGCTTCCGCGCCCATTTGAACTAGGAAGTGTGACTTACCTACACCTGTCGGTGCGATAATAACTCCTAGTTCACCTCGGCCAAGACCGCCGTTGAGGATGTCCTGCGCATCAATCTGGGGCAAGCCTGTTGGACAAGTTTGTCGCCGGGTCTTTACGAATCTTGCCTCTGTGTCTTCAAAAAAATCATGACCAATTGCTGCAGGAGTTCCTGCCGCAAGAGCATTCTTCATTAGGTCGACAACGGAGTCAATGTTATCTGTAGCGATTAATTCAACAGCCTTCTCCAGCGCCTCACGCATTGCCTGCTTCTTGCAAAAGTCAAGCGATTTATCCTTGACAAACTGCAGGTCACCCATGTCAGGATTGACGCGGATGCGTTGCAAGTATTCCACGATCTGGTCACGGAGGATTGTATCCTTGCCTTCCTTGAGATCATCACGAATGATGGTGATCAACAAGGTTAGTGTGGGAAAGTCCTTGTACTTCTGGTGGTATGAGAAGTAAGACTTACACAGGTATTGCAGATACTTTAAATCGAAGTATTCCGGAGTCATGATCTCCGTCATCTGAGTTGCCCATGTTCTGTCTGTCAGGAGGCCTTGAAAGACCTTTTCCTGGAAGGACTTGCCGTATTGACTAAAATGTGCGGTGCCTTGCGACACATTATGCTCCAATGTGACTATGTGTGTAGAAAAGTAAATCCACGTTAAATGTCTGTATGCCTAACTTTAGAAGATGGCGTATGAATCCTATCTTGTCTCGATTGATCTTACAACACGAGCATAGATCTTGTATTCTCTTAACCTGACTTCCTGCAAGAATTGCGGTGTCCAAATGGACAAGCTGCCAGTTCCTACGAATCATATCGACATTATCCACAATCTGTTGATGTGCCTTAACTGTAGAATTGGCGGCAGCTTGTCGAGCTGCAACGAAAAAATCATCCAGCATAACTGGGTTTTCGTCTGTTAAATTTGAAAATCGTTTAGATAGGGTTTTAAACTTAACACCTGAAATTCCTGGAATGTTGTCTGAGGAGTCTCCGCACACCGCCTTGGCAAGGGCAAAGTTGTTGGGATGTATCCTAAACCTATCAATGACGTCCTGCACCTGGATGATCTTCTTGGACGTGGGCGAGTAGATCACTGTCTTGTCTGACACGAGCTGGTAGTAGTCCTTATCAGATGACAGGATAACCTTGAGATCCTGGGGATGCGCATACCTGCTGATGTATGCGATAACATCATCGGCCTCACAGTCAGGCACGTATAGCTGGTTTACAGGCAGCATCTTGAGCAATGCGACGACATCTTTGATTTGGCTGTCGTGGTCTGACACTGTGGTCTTTATCTCATCTGCGTAGATCCTGTTCAACCGCTCGGGCCGACGATGTGCCTTGTACTCAGGGAAGATGCTCCGCCGTCGGGCGGAACCACCACCCTCCCATACGACATAGACCTTGTGTGGCTTGAATCGCTGCACAATTGAGTTCATGTCATATAGGAAGCCGATGATTCCTCCGACGTGGTTGCCATTTGATCCCATTGCTGGGTTGGCCGTGAAGTGTCGAAGGAACAGATTGAGTCCGTCAATGAGGAGGACACATCCTTCGCCGGTCATCACTCAGACTCCTCGTCCTCACCTGGTGATATGACAGGATCGTCCTTAGACCTTACCATCACAGCCTCGATCAGGTCATCGAGATATTCCTTGTATTCCGGATTCCTGAGTAGCTCGCCAAACTCTGCCTTGTGGAATTTCTTTTCGATGATGGCAGCGCCCTTGTCAAGGTCTGTAACAGAGAACACCTTCCATGCCCCATCACCGGAAACACAGACAGCCTTATTGCCAATGACTCTCTCACCGCCATCTCGGAGGACATCAAAGATCTCCTCATGTTCCACGATCCCCTTACCAAAGTGGATCTGGAAGTTTGCCGTCCTGAATGGTGGCGCAACCTTATTCTTGACTGTCTTTGCTGAGACGTTGATTCCGATGATGTCTCCGTTCTTGTTCTGGATCTGTTGACCTGCACCTAACTTGATGCGTGTTGATGCGTGGAATGGGATTGCCATGCCGCCAGGTACAGTCATTGGGTCGCCGTGGAGGACGCCGATCTTGGTGCGGATCTGGTTTAGGCAGATCATGAGGACAGACTGGTCACCAATCACACCCGTGATCTTCCTCATGCCCTTTGAGATTGCACGAGCCTGAAGACCGATGCTGTCCTTATCATAGTCACCTAGCAACTCGGCCTTGGGCGATGACGCTGCAACCGAGTCCCAAATGATTGTGATAGGCACATTTTTCTGCATTGCCTTCGCCTTTACGATCGTCTTCTCAGCGACATCGAACACCTCCTCGGTGCAGTGAGTGTCGACGTAGACGAAACGCTTGGTAACGTCGACACCTAGCGCCTGGAGGTTTTCAACAGAGGTAGCGTTCTCCGTGTCGATGTAGACAACAATGCCTCCCATGTGTTGAGTCGAACGAGCGATCTGTGTTGCGATGTGTGACTTACCAATTGACGGCGGGCCAAAGATCTCAATGATGCGCCCTTCAGGCAGACCACCATTACGTCGATTTGCCACAATATAGTCTAGCAACGTTGACCCGGTTGAGATCCAACGCTTGACATGTGTGGGTGACTCATCCTCAGCCAGATTGTAGGCGATTCTTGAGCCGTTCTCCTTGTTAAGCGATGAGATCAACTCGGCGGTAAAGTCACCTGTTATCTCCTCACCGCGCTTTTCCTTTGCGGGTCTTGCCATGTTTTCTCCTATGCATAAAACAATACAGGCGCAGGTGTGGAATTACACCTGCGCCTGAAAACGTTAGTCGTCCATCAAGTCTGAAAATGCATCGTCAATGGACTTATAGGTCTTGTTTCCTGCGGGCTTGCTGGTGGTCTTTGCTGGAGGCGTATCATCATCCTCATCTGTGACTGCTGCGGTAGAAGCCGGTCCGCCACGAGTTGCACCGTCTCCGTCCTGCATGCCGCCGTTGATCCAATCATTCACAATCTTTGTGAGCTCCTCGGGTGACTTGAGCTCATAGAGCTTGGAGACGTCTGGGATGTTGCCGAGCCAGGTCTTTGCAGTTGCCTGATTTGTGTTGAGTGGCGTTGCTTTTCCACGTGGCATGACCTCGGTCTCGGTGTACTTCTTGCCGTTGGGCTTGAAGCAACGGACCTTCACATCGCGACCGGACTCAGGATCGGTGATGTCGCCGTAATCCTCATCAACCATGATTGCGAGAAGCGACTGGTAGACCTGCTTACCGAATGCCCAGAGCTGTACACCCTTGTCCTCCTCGCCGCGGACGATGACAGGAGCGTAGCAGCGCATCTTCGGGTAGAGCTTCTTGGCAAGCTCGTAGGATTCCTTGGTGCCCTCATCACGAAGCTTCTGGATCAGGTCCTGGATAGGATCGGTCTTGCCGTACTGATAGGGTGCAAGAAGGCCTGGATTGTTACCGATGTTGTAGTAGAACCACAACTCCTTGAACGGCTGGCCGTCATTGTTCGGGAAAGAAAGGAGGCGAACTGTGTACTCCTCCCCTTCCTTGGGCTTCCAGGAGGCCGAGCTCTTCTTGTTGTTGCCGGAGAGATTATCAAGCTTCTTGCGAATCGCATCAAAATTAATTGCCATGTTTTTATCCTAGTTAGTAGTTAATGTTTAATGTGCAACTTACAACTGCCAATTTGTAATCTACGATGTGTAGCTTATTTGGTTGGTGAGGTAAGCTCACTGGGTTATAATAAACCCATGTGAGGTGGTTTTCAAGGTCTTGGCTTAATTTTCGAGGGGTCCTGTAGGTAGGATCCACCGAAGGGTTTTGCCATCTTCTTGTAAAAGTCTTTCTTTCTTTCAGGGCCAGCACCAAGGGGAATGGTGTAACCTGCTATCGATCCTGTGCCTGAAAACTCGTCTAGCTCGAGGTCATCCTCCTCATCGAAGTCAGTGTGGAGCAGGTCATCAGTGTACTCTCTAAGCAAAGTCTCATACTGGACTGCGGTCGACATGATGGCCTTTGCTCCATACGGTTCAAAGTCAACGAGGCTTGGCTTTCCTAAATCTTTCATTTTTACATTCTTTGAGAGGCGCCTGGGACCTGCCAGTTTCCTCGTCGCTATGGAGTCAAAATTGAAAGTGTCACCTGCGTCTTCTCGATCGTCAACATGGTGACGTCCTAGCTTATATGAAAAAGTAGAATCTGCAGATCCTTCGAATCCGCCCATACTTCTAAATGGGCGTGGGACATAGGGCCTGCCAATCTTTTGAGCAGCATCATCGCCGCCTCCGATCGCACCTGCGACTGGGACGGCGACGCCTCTTGACGAGTACTGGTTGAGACGACCTTCTGCGCGTGACATCTTATATTCTAATTATCCTCTTCCTTCATCACTGCCATCCTGATTGCACTCTGGAGCACAACTGCAAGATTATTTTCGCACCCTGCATAGAATCGATTCTCCTCACTTGACGTACCTGACTGCACGAGGATTGCGATCCACTCGTCCAATGTTAGATGAACCCCACTCGTCTGGAGGAGATACAGGGTCCTGTGTGGGTGTGTCATCTTGGGAATGTCAGGATTGTAGGTGTAGACCTGCCCGCGTTCAACATGCCATGACGATGTCTGCGGAACGAAATAGTCTCTGCTCTCGTCGCCGATCTTGCCCACCTCGTGAAGAAGACACACTATGGCCAAGCTCTCGGGACTTACCTGCACACCTGTCGCTTCGACCAACTTCCTTGCAATCCTAAAAGTCTGGAGAGCGTGCTCGACGAGACCACCTGCGTTTGAAGTTGAGCGCTTGGCCAGATTGTGTGATGGACACACAGCAATGCGTTCTCCATATGTCTCGAGAAAACTCTCAAGTGCAGCCGACCGGTCTCCGGTCTTTGACAGGATCTTCTGGAATGTCTCGAAGTTACTGATCACTCTTTCTTGCATTGAACACCTTTGTTGTGACGTGAAATGAGGTTTCGAGGCTAGGAATATAGATGCCAGATCCGATTCTAGACTTCAACTTCTCAAGATCGGAGTTTTTGACATCTACGACTAGCTCGTCGTGTAGGATGAAGATGGGTCGAATGATGTCGCTGTTGTCTTTCACAAGGTTTAAGAAGCCCTCACAGGCGACATCAACGGCTGTTGATTGTGTGAAGTGATTGACATATAGGCTCTCGTTCTCACAGCTTAGAGGGCGCCCATAATGATTTCTTATGAAACCGTCCTGCATGTCCTGCTTGATTCTTGTGAGGATGTCCTTGACGCCTAGCTCGTCTCGGATCCTGTCATACGCAACGTCAGGATCCTGTTCAGACATGAACTTGACGATGAAGTTCTTTCTTGCCATCCCATACAGGATCGCGAGGATCATGAGTTTTAGAGTCTTTCGACTGACATGTGCCAGCTGGAGTTTTTCTCCTATCGACGTGTAGATGTCTGCAGGAAGCGTCTTGACACCCATCAGCGTCATGATGACGCGAGGTTCAAGCGCATTGTAATCGACACTCAACAGTGTTCCCTCATCTCCCCATGAGGATCGAAAGATGTGTCGAAGTTCCTTGCTCATCGTCAGGATCTTAGGACCTGACTTGACAGACATTCTGCCTGTTGAGGATCCGTAGTTGTCGTACTCAATCCTTGCGCACTGACCTTCTGCGTTTGCCGTGAAGGCGTCTATGACATTATCATCTTGCTGTCGTAGAAGACTCAAATCAACATTCGCACTTTGAAATGAGTCAAGCAGGAGGTTTTGGGTCTGGTATTGACCCGCATAGTAGGAATCTTCTATGACTCTCTTACATGCGTCAATAAGCGTCTTAATATGTGCTGAAACCGCTTTCTTGCTTAAGACAAGATCAATTCTAGGCGTTGGCGTCCACTGTTTCCACCACTCAATTCTAGGATCGCTCGGAAGGACAGAAAGATTTATTGATCTTGCTGAAGCGACTCTACCAAGTGCGAAGTGTGCTTTTTCACCCAGATGCCATGAACCTTCAGGACATTCATCGACATCTGTGACCGTGATGTCGTCACCTGCGATGATGATGCTTTTAGACAGGCCTGTTGATCGACTCGATAGAAATATAGACACATTAAATTATGTGTGTGGTAAAGTCTTTTTACAATGACGACTCGTCTATACAACTACTCCACCGGCACGTGATGCCTGTGTTGAATTTGTTGATGGCAGCTGTGTGTTTGTGTATATTTCAAGCTGCTTCAAGTCTGTCTGTAGCTTGGAGGTCACTGACTTAATTGAACCCTGATTTGTCACATTTAGCGTGACAGACGTAGTGAAGCTTCCTAGTTTCATGTTGTGTTTGACTGTCATGACCGTGTAAGTGTTATCAAGAGTTGTGCCTGTGCCGAAGTCAACGTAGTATGTCTGGCCTCGATTTATGAGCGGCATTCCTGGCATTGTGATTGTTAGAGTTGCAGGTATTACAAACAAATCTGCGTCAATTCCTGGAAATGACCCTGCTGAAGACGCTCCACCGCTGTTTTTCATGCCTCTAAGCAGGTTAAGATTTGCTAGGTCGCCGCCGGCTGTCGTGTTGTAGCTTGCATTTGTTATTAGCGAGCCTTCTGTGCCAATGCGTAGCGTTGGTATGGCACCCGATATAATTCTTTTCGCACGCTCTCTGTCAACTGTTACCGTATATGAATTAGACGTTCCATTACTAACAGAGGTCGCGGCAGGTTTTCCATCTGCGCTAGAAACCGTTGTATCTTTTCCTCGAGTAATAATATTGGTTGCCCCTCCAGGCTGTTGCATTATAGATGTGAGCAAATTGACGCCTCTGTAACCTGAATTTGCCTCATCATAGATAAAAACATTGAGGATTTGCTTGAATGTGTCGCCCGACTTGACAGGTGCTACCTCTGTATGCATCTTGATACGTGGCGTTAAAAATTTAGGCTCAAAGGAGACTGCAAGACCGTCTGCAGCCTTATTAGTGTATATTTCCGTCATAGTTTTGTCAAATTCTCGCTGCGCTGAATCACGCAACTCTTCAGCGACCGCATCATCTTCATTTTCTTCTGCTTCAGCAGCGCGTTGTTCTGCTTCAGCCTTAGCAACGTATGCCTGCTTAACTCCATACTGGGTTGCTGAAGGGTCTGACACGATCTTTATGAGTTGTTGCGTAGCCTTTTGAGAAGTCATTTTAGGCTTTAAAAGGGCTGATGCAACATCGGCAGCAAGTATAGGAAATGCACCGATATTAAAACCGGCCATTTTACCTGCGTGGTCATTAAAATCAAATGTTGTGACTCTTATCTCATCATACGTGTCCGTGAGTGACATTGGAACACTAAAATATCTATAGACGCAATCACCAAATGTTACAGTTTGAAGAGGAACAGCATCTCCTTTGGCGTCTGTGTTGCCTGAGTCCAGCGCCATCTGTTCCGCTATATTGCGTAGGTAACTTGTCACGCTGGAAGGCTTTTCACCCGCTGTAGGACCATACGTTTTAAGATACGGTGATTGTTCAATTGAAGATGATACGAGAGTTGATCGTAGCTCATCTTGTAAGTACACAGACATGTTTCGTGATATTGACGGATCCGTTGATTCTTGTGTAGAAATTCCAGTGAGTATGCTCCTGTACTTGTCAACTAGCTGTGCGATCTTGATAGATCCATTTTGAACTCTATCAATTAGATCGGCAATTGCTCTAAAGTCACGATACTGAACCCACTTGTCTGAGGTCTCCCAATTGCTCAGCGCGACAGGTTGTTCTGTGGTCCCGACAAAGACCTGTTTTGTCTGTTTTCCGTCTTTGCTTGTTTCCTGGATTATGGTGAAAAGTTGATTCATCTTTGCGCGTATCAGCTCGTATGAGACGTAATCACCTGTGTAGATGGATGTATTTGACGAGATATATTCTCCTAAACCCGTCAATTGCAATTTAATGCTTAAAGATGACGCATCCTTATTGCTAAAAGTTGCAGAATTTACACAGAAAACTTGCTTGCTTCGAAGCGCATTAAGAAACTTTCCGTATCTGTTATTGGTAAAGTTATTCGTGTCTGGATGTGACCAGCCCCACTCAACTTCTGCTTTTATCGTCGGATAAACACCCGGCGTAATTAGAGGTGACAATTCGGCGAGTCTTGACTTGTCATGAAGAACAATCGTCATATCAATTCTTGTATTTGTCGTCATGAAATTCTGACTCAATGCTGAAACATCAAAATTTACGCTCTCGATTGATGCCAAAGGTTGCATGGAATCTAACACCCTTATTCCTCGATTTGTGGTATAGCTGTTCAAAATATCAATGCCTGGCCTCACTAGAGTCTGGGGTGCCTGGAATAGTTCAATTCCCGTGACCGTTGTACCTAACTTTGATGTGGGCATATCAACTGGATTTGCCTTTATCCCATACGGTGTGCCCGCGCCCTGACCTGCAATGCCTGTGTCGACCTTAATGGCACCCAAGAAAGATTCCAAGGTTAGGAATGGCATCTTGACTGTTCCATCCATAGGAACATTTTGGATAAACTTAATGTTGAAGTAGGGTACGCATTTAGATAGTTCAACAGACGGGATGAGATTTGAAAATATAGCAACATACTCAGCGCCTCTAGAACTAAAGTTGTTAGTTTGCGCCGTATCAGTGACACACACGTGTGTTATCTCGCT